CTTGAAAGCGCCTGCGCCCAGCCCAAAGACAAAAGCCGACCAAGGCCGTAAAGACTCGTTCTGCGCCCGCATGGAAGGGGTTGTGAAAAACGCCAAAGGTCCAGCAGAACGGGCCAAGGCATCACTTAAACGATGGAAGTGCTGATCATGGCTACGAAACCTGGACTTTACAGTAACATTAACGCTAAACGCGCCCGTATTGCTGCTGGCTCTGGCGAGAAGATGCGCAAACCTGGCGCTGCTGGAGCGCCTACGGCCAAGGACTTTAAAGAGTCGGCCAAGACAGCCAAACCTGCCAAAAAGGCCAAGTAATGCCACTCGTCAAGTCACCCTCAAAAGAGGCGTTTCGCAAGAACGTCAAGGCTGAAGTGGCGGCTGGCAAGCCGGTCAAGCAGGCTGTGGCAATTGCGTATTCCGTCAAGCGTGACGCTACGCAAAAAGCCCCCGCGAAAGGTAAAAAATGAGTTTTCTTGGCTTTAGAAACGCTGTTTCACTAGGCGTATCACCACACGTCACACTGGGTGGCTCAAACTTGTTGGGCAGGCTATCGCCGTCACTTATCTTGCAATTTGCCGGAGCACAAACTATGGACCCCCGCATTACCTTTACCCGCGCCAGCACGGCCACCTACTACGGCACCCAAACGGCGTTAGCAGAACAAAATTTGCTGTTGTATTCGCAAGAGTTTGACAATGCGTATTGGGCTAAACAAAACACAACGGTAATAGCAAACGCCATTTCAGCACCTGACGGCACAACAACTGCCGACAATTTGGATGATGGCGTTGCAACTGGCTCACATAGCGTTTCGGGAACTTTTTCTGGAACAGCAGGCGTAACTTATACCTTATCTGCTTTTTTTAGAAATTTAGACCGTCAATATGTAATTTTGGCTTGCTCTGCTGGTGCAAACACATGGGCGTCTGCCAAGTTTGACCTGTCTTCGGGGTCTCCTGGCCTCACTTCTGAGTCTGGGTCGGGGTGGTTAACAACATCTGCCAGCATTGAAAGTGTTGGGGGTAGTTGGTATCGTTGCATCATTACTTTTGTGTCAGGCTCAACAGCAACACTGTCAACCCATCTTGGTATGGCAACAGACGCGGTTACCTTTACCGCTGCTCAAAATGGTCTTGAGTCCTACACAGGAAGCAACAGACAGGTTTTTGTTTGGGGCGCTCAACTGGAGCAACGCAGCGCAGTCACAGCCTACACCCCCACAACTACGCAGGCCATCACCAACTACATTCCTGTGCTGGAAACAGCAGCTATCGACGCGCCACGGTTTGACTACACACCTACCACGCAAACCGCCTTGGGGTTGCTAATTGAAGAACAGCGGACGAACCTGCTGACGTACTCTGCGCAGTTTGATAATGCGGCTTGGACAAAGACACGCAGCAGTATCACGGCTAACATTGTGGTTGCACCTGATGGCGCTATAACTGGTGACAAACTGGTTGAAGATACCGCAACGGGAAGCCACACAGTTAGAAACGCAACGTCTGTAACAATTGTTAGCGGAACTACGTTGACCGCATCTGTGTTTGCAAAAGCGGCTGAAGGCGCTTTTGTGATTGTCGGCATAGGTGATGGGGGCGGCGTTAACATTTCCCGTACTACTTTTAATCTTTCCACTGGCGCAATTGGCAGTTCAGCAACTGCCGCTGCTAACGTATCTGTGCCAATTCCTTCTATTACACCTGTTGGTAATGGTTGGTATAGGTGCGCTGTCACTGCAACAGTCACTGGTGTTACTACAGCGCAGCAGTGGGTATTTAAAGGCTCAAACGCAACGGGCGCTGCTAATTACACAGGTGACGGCATAAGCGGCATCTACATCTGGGGCGCTCAACTGGAGGCCGGAGCATTTGGCACCAGCTACATCCCAACAGTGGCTTCACAGGTCACACGCTCGGCTGATGTGGCAGTGATGACAGGAACAAACTTCAGCACTTGGTATAACCAAGGTGAAGGAACTTTCTACGCTCAATTTAGACCGATGGTTTCAAATTTTGGCGCTAATAAAAACATCTTTTTGGCTTCCGATAACACAACAGCTAACTTTGTTGGGTTGCGTTACGCTTCATCAGGGGCGCAAACAGTCTTGGCCGCAACTACTTCAGGTACATCTCAGGCCAACATAGCAACAGGAACAATGGTTGCTGGAACAAGCTACCAACTTGCTGGCGCTTACAAAGTCAATGATTTTGCAGCATCAAGAAACGGCGGTACTGTAACAACAGATACCTCTGGAACTTTACCTGTTGTAAACCGTGCAGAAATTGGATGCTTGGCCGGGACTGCCATTGGTTCTCAGCATATTGCAAAGTTAGTCTATTACCCTCGCCGCTTGAGCAACGCTGAACTGCAAGCCATCACAGCTTAAGGACACATCATGGACTATTACCTAGCATTTCCTGACGAAGCTGCGGCCAACAAAGTGCTGTACGGCGCAGAGGACAAACCCAACTACACCAACATTGACACCATCGGTGTGATCTACAAACCCACTGGCGCAACAACGCAGCAAGATGGGGAGGACGTACCTGTGATGGCTCCAATCCAAGGCTGGCATGTCAACGTGCGTTTGTTAGCTGGTGAGAACGACAAAGCCTTGGAACCCTTTGCAGTGACACCTGCAACACCTATGCGAGTTTGGGGATAATATGAGTTTACAAGCCTTGCAAGACTGCCTGATCGTGCGTCCAGACATGGAAAAACATGAGTTGTTTATCCTGTTGCGTGACAAACAAACTGGCACGGGTGTGGTAATCTCCGCTGGGCCTGACGCCAAAGACGTAAAAGTCGGTGACAAGGTGCTATTTGGTGATTCCATCGGCCAAGATTTGAAGTATGAGGGCGACAACCTTCTGGTCATGCGGGAATCACACACCCTCGGAGTATTTGACGCATGAAAGACACTACCGGAATCGTAGCCGCAGCTAATGTGGCGAAAAACGGACCGTACCCGTCAAAAGACGGTTCCGAGGAAATTCTAACCGTTGCCCGTTCACGCATGAAGATGGCGATGGCGGCGTTTTCCCAAACTCGGGAAGACGAACTTGACGATCTGCGGTTTTATGCAGGCTCTCCAGACAACCAGTGGCAGTGGCCTGCTGACGTGCTCCAGACTCGCGGCTCTGTGCAGGGCCAAACGATCAACGCCCGCCCTTGCCTGACCATCAACAAGCTGCCCCAGCACGTTCATCAAGTGACAAACGAGCAGCGCATGAACCGCCCTGGCATCAAAGTGATTCCGGCTGACGACAAGGCCGATGTGGACATGGCAGACGTGTTCAACGGCGTGATTCGTCACATCGAGTACATCTCAGATGCTGATGTGGCCTATGACACAGCCTGCGAAAACCAAGTGTCCTATGGTGAAGGCTACATCCGGCTGCTGACTGAGTACTGCGACGAAGACACGTTTGATCAGGACATCAAGATCGGACGCATCCGCAACAGTTTTAGCGTCTACATGGACCCCATGATTCAAGACCCCACTGGCGCAGATGCCAAGTGGTGCTTTGTAACAGAGGACATGACCAAAGCTGAATATGAGCGCATGTACCCCGATGCAGCGCCTATCAGCACCTTGATGAGCCTTGGCGTTGGCGATCAGTCCATCGCACAGTGGATTGGCGAGAACACTGTTCGCATCGCCGAGTATTTCTACATTGAGTACGAAAAGCACACGCTTAACTTGTACCCCGGCAACCAGACTGCGTTCACGGACACGCCCGAGGACAAGATGCTGCGCAAGATGTTTGGTGCGCCAATCCGCAAACGCCAAGCTGACCGCAAAAAGGTCAAGTGGTGCAAGATCAACGGCTACGACATTCTTGAAGAACGCGAGTGGGCCGGTGCTTACATTCCCGTGGTGCGCGTGGTCGGCAACGAGTTTGAGGTGGACGGCCAGATGTACGTGTCGGGCTTGGTGCGCAACGCCAAGGACGCCCAGCGCATGTACAACTACTGGGTAAGCCAAGAAGCTGAGATGCTGGCGCTGGCCCCCAAAGCCCCATTTATTGGCTACGGCGGTCAGTTTGAAGGCTACGAACAGCAGTGGAAGACTGCCAACACGAACAATTGGCCCTATCTGGAGGTCAATCCAGACGTTACAGACGGCCAAGGCGCTGTGTTGCCACTACCCCAGCGGGCACAGCCTCCAATGGCCTCTAGCGGCCTGCTGCAAGCCAAGGCGGGCGCTGCCGAGGACATCAAGTCGGCCACAGGCCAGTACAACGCATCGCTGGGCATGACCAGCAACGAGCGTTCTGGTAAAGCCATTCTTGCCCGCCAGCGCGAAGGCGACATTGGCACCTACCACTACGTTGACAACTTGGCCCGCGCGATCCGTCACATTGGCCGTCAACTGGTGGACCTGATACCCAAGATTTACGACACTGAGCGCATTGCCCGCATCATTGGCGAAGACGGTGAGCCAGATTCCGTCAAGATGAACCCGATGCAAGAGGAACCAGTCAAGCGCATCGTGGACCAAGAGGGCACGTTGATCGAAAAGATATATAACCCGTCTGTTGGCAAGTACGATGTGCGTGTGATCACTGGTCCTGGTTACGCTACCAAGCGTCAGGAAGCCCTTGAGTCGATGGCTCAGTTGCTGCAAGGCAACCCACAATTGTGGAGTGTGGCCGGTGACTTGTTTGTCAAGAACATGGACTGGCCTGGTGCTCAAGACCTCGCCAAGCGGTTTAAGAAAACCATCGACCCCAAAGTGTTGGCCGATGATGACGATCCAGCCTTGGCCGCTGCCAACCAGCAGATGCAGGCCATGCAGGCTGAGATGGAGAACATGTTCCAGATGTTGCAAAACGTCAACCAGAGCATGGAAGTCCGTGACTTGGAGATCAAAGAACAGGCCAACCAGATTAAGGCATTTGATGCTGAGACTAAGCGCATTTCCGCTGTCCAGGCTGGCATGACTGAGCAACAGATCCAAGACATTGCTATGGGTGTGGTGGCTGCTGCGCTGGAGTCAAATGACAACATGGTCATGATGAACCAGCAGCGCGAGATGCCCGAAATGCAGCCAGAGATGATGCCGCCCCAAGGAGACATGAATGAAATGCGCTGATTTTGTAGGCGAGTTGTTCTTGGCTCGTGACGTGGCCCATTCGGTTCACCTGAACACCCGGTCATACTCCAAACACAAGGCGCTGCGGCACTTTTACGAGGATGTGATTGAGTTGGCCGACAAGTTCGCCGAGGCTTACCAAGGTCGTCGTGGTCTAATTGGACCCATCAGCCTAATGAGCGCCAAGAAAAACGGCAACATCATTGAGTTTCTGGAGCAGTCGCTCAAAGACATTGAGGGTATGCGGTACGAGGTGGTGGAGAAAAATGACACCCCGATCCAGAACATCATCGACGAAATCGTCGGGCTTTACCTGTCCACCCTGTACAAGCTAAAATTCTTGGCATAAAGGAACCATCATGGAACTTCTCAACGCTCTCACCAAAGCAGGTTTTCCTGCTCAAACTGCATCTTTCACAGGTACAGCGGCCAACACAACTGGCTGGCCCGCTGGCCCCGAAGGCGTCATGGTTTGGTCCGACCAACCCTGCTACGTTGAAGTGGGCGAAGATGCTGTGGCAACAACTGCCAGCACCCCGATCCCATCGTTCACACCTATTGCATTCAAAGTGCCAATCAGCACCAGCGGTCTGTGGCGAGTCAGCGCCATCCAGATTTCATCTGCTGGCGTGATTTACTGCAAACCAATCAACACCAAATAAATTTTTAGGTGTAATATTCAACTGTACCGGCCCAGTAGACCGGGAACTCACACGAGTTAAACATGACTGATGAAGTCCAAGCCTTAGCGGAAGTAGACTCCGCGCAAGCACCCGAGGTGACGGCCACCACGGACAATGCACAAAATGCGCCGGTAGTAGCCGAAAGTCAAGACGGTAACGCCCAAGAGGAAAAAAAGTACTCGCAAGCTGAAATCGACGCGATGATTGGCAAGCGCCTCGCAAGAGAACAGCGCAAATGGGAACGTGAGCAGCAGGCAAAGCAGGCACCCGTGCCAGCCGCGCCAACGGAGATTCCGACTGCCGATCAATTTGACAGCCCCCAAGCATACGGTGATTTCATCCGTGCTGAAGCTGAAAAACTGGTCCAACATCGGGAAATCCAGAAACAACGCGCTGAGATTGAAGAAACCTTTGCAGAGCGTGAGGAAGAGGCCCGGTCTAAATACGATGACTTTGACCAAGTTGCGTATAACCCGAACCTTCGAGTCACCGATGTAATGGCCGAAACCATCAAAGCGTCTGACCTTGGACCTGATCTGGCCTACTGGCTGGGCAGCAACCCCAAGGAAGCTGATCGCATATCTCGCTTGTCGCCGCTATTGCAAGCGCGTGAGATTGGAAAAGTTGAGGCTAAGATATCTGCCGAGCCTTTCCAAAAGAAAACTTCAACTGCGCCTGACCCGATTCGTCCGGTAACCGCACGAGCAACAACCACTGGTGTCACTGACACCACCGATCCTCGTTCTGTCAAAAGCATGAGTACATCGGACTGGATTGCTGCCGAGCGCCAACGACAACTCGACAAGGCGCGGGCACTTCGCAACCGCTAATTTTAGGAAATCATCATGAGTAACTCGCTTCTTACCATTGACATGATCACCCGCAAGTCTCTCGAAATCCTCGAGAACAACTTGGTGATCACCCGCAACGTGAACCGCCAGTACGACGACAGCTTCGCTGTTGAAGGCGCCAAAATCGGTTCTACACTGCGTATCCGTTTGCCCG